CTAAGATCCGGTTTTTCTACTAAAAGTTTAAATGCCATACTGTTATTAAATATTTATAATTGTTTGCTACTTTTTCTCAGGAAATAATTCCTTTTCAGTTAAAATAATAAATTTGTAACCATTGTTATCTGCCCAACCCTTAGCAGCTTCCCACTTAGCTTTATTAACTTCAAACGTTACTTGTTCATGTATTAACGTCTCTCTCTTCTTTTTTCTAGAGAAAACAGGTGGCATAGTTTGTTTAGAAGGCTTAATCTCAACTAGGTACTTAACATTTCTATTGCCTTCTTTAAGAACTAATATATTATCTACATAATAACGATGTACTTTATTATCTATAGGTGACTTATATGGTATAACTACAGCTTCTGCTGCCCATTCTAGTACGTTGGGGTTACGATCACACCATTGAAAAAAATGAAGCTCCCATGAGCTTCTATACTCAGGGGTGCTTCTGCCTACATACTTATTTTTATTCTTAGGTCTAAATAAACCTTTTTTAAAATCACCTTTTTTATGTATCATCCTACAAAGAATTGAGGCGGAGCTGCGTCACCAAATCCGGGCGTACCAGTCAATAGCATTTGCTCCAACTCTTTCTTTTCAGTAAGACCTTCTTGTAGTAGAGAAGTATCGAGAGTACCACCACCAAACAACTGTGTACCTCCAAACTTACCTCTAACTCTACCTATAGTGATCTTAGTTAAAGCTAATGCATATTGGAATACCCATGGCTCTTTAATTATATCTCTAATAGCTCTTTCTACATAAGCACCGAATACCCCATAAAATCTTTCACCAGCTTTTGGCTCAGGATATAATACTAAATGTTGAGTTCTATCATCGAACTTAAACGTTCTTTGAATAGAGAGCATTTTAGAACGCGTTTCCAACCATTGCTTTAATATATACCAACTAATTAAATCAAATCCATAGTTACCCATTGCATAACTAAAATAAGTTTGTTGCGCTAAAGTTTGTTCTATAGTAAATAAATTATTAATACTAGAATTACTAGCTTCATCAAAACTATAAACGTCTATAACCTTACGATACTGTTTGGTTAGTTCGTCAAAATTACCTATAATAGGAGATAAGGTTGTTAAAGTTTGAGTTGTAGTATCATTAATAGTTGTTGCATTTCTATTACCATTAACTGTACCTGTTTTATTTGTTTTAGGCACTACACCAATAGTAACAACATTACCTGCAACAGTTGTACTTAATTCAAAAATTTCAGTACTCGTAGTGAAAACAGTACCATACTCAGTATTGCTTACATCCGCTTCACTAGCTCCTGATGTCGCAACTGAAAGAAGTTTTGTAACTTGAGTATTAGTATCACTTAATACCATAGTAAATGTATACTCCGATGGATCGACTAAAACATCAGAAACATCGAAGTTGAACATTGGTATAAATTCATCTTCTTTAGACTCAGTTAATGTCACAGCAGTAACAGTAGCTACTGTATTGGTAGTTATAGTAGTAGATTGTACAGTAGTACCATACGTCGAGGTTAATTCTGGTGTTTTAGTTAACAGATCTTCAAGATCTAAACCCTTACCTCTAGTATATAAGTTACTATCAAAGACTAAAAACTCTTCTGTATAACCAGCGAATTTAGTAAACATTTCTATAGCTCGCGCTATATTAGTATACAATTGCTGACCATGAATCTCTAAATTAACAAGTGGGTAACCTAAATCGTAACATATTCTATCAGCTAATTTTTCATAGCTAGATATTTTGTTAGCTAAATTTGTAGAAAACAGGTGACTTCCACCGCTCAAAAAGTTATCTTGCCATACTGTAGTAGCCATTTATTAATATTTAGGCTGTTGGAGGTGGTTCTGGTGCCGGAGCTTCAGGTTCTCCGCCTACTTCCCCTTCTCCACCTGGTGTAGGACCGAAATCAGGTGGTACTTCTCCACCGCCCTGATCAACAGCTCCTGCACCCGCGCCAGCAGCTCCAGCTCCTGCGTTCCAATCAGAGCCACCTTCTTGAATCTTTGCGATTTCATGCTGTAATGATGCATCTTTTCTAAGCCATTCTCTATTAGCTTTAACTTGCTCATCATTCCAACCTAAGAAAATCTTTTGAGCGTAGCCTTTAGATATAGATTCGTTCTGAGTTATACTATTAAAGTTGTTAAGCTTCAAGTCTAAAATTTGTTGTTTACGTAATTCATAGTAATTACGAGGTGGGGTGAACAATAAGTCAAATGCATTCTCTCTTAACTCGAAATTCTTCCACAAATTCTTTAACTTAAGGTGAGTAATAAAGGACTCTTTTAATCCTTTGGCAAACCTAGCCTGTAATCTAACAACAAAGTTAGCAAATTTAAGTTCTTCCCTAAGCACACTTGCGTCTGCTTGATATGTACTCTCGATCTCTGCTCTGTTTGTAGGCACTTTGAGAGCTTTGTACAGCTTTTTAACAAAATAAACTAGATCTTGAAGCTCACCTAGATTTTGTCCACCGGGTAAAGTGTCAACTGAAGTACCATTACTACCTTCTCTCTTAGGAAACCAATAAGCATCAAGTATTGATTGAGGGTTGAAAGAATTTACTCTCTTATCTTCGTCTAAATTAAAGGTCTTTTTAGACCAATAATTCTGCATTAGCTTACGCATGTAAGATTCCGCTTTAGGTGGGCTCATGTTACCTACGTCAACATTGAAAACTAAACGTTCAGGTGCACGAACTAAACGGTAAATGATAATAGAGTCTTCAATCAACGTTAATTGTCTGTAAGCTCTACGAGCATTTTCAATAAATGGTACTCTAAAGGTTTTGTCTTCATTCCATGTACCAGAATTAATGTAAGTAATTTGATTTCTATCAAGAGGAATAAAGTCTTTATCCTTTACCATCGCAGTAGGGGCTTCTCTCTCGTCTTTATGATGCTTTAATTTGCGCAATAAGAATGCCTTAATAGCCATATTCTGGTAATTATCATAAACAGGATCAATAATATGAGTAGGGATATTAATTGCTCCTAGTATTCCACTCTCTGGATAGTCCTTATGTATAATATTTTCAAAATATAACTCACCATCAATAAGAAGATAGCGTAAATACTCCCAACCCTTTTCCTTTAACTCAAAAATGTTAATAAACTTTTTGAATTCATCATTTAATTGCTTAATAACTAATGGATCGTAATCAAAAACGTCTCTAAAATTAAGGTTGATAATGTTACCCATCTCATCCTCACATAAAAACTCATCGCAAATTTCATCTAATGCATCAGATACTTCAGCAAAAGCACCCATTACTCTATAATCCCTCAACCTACGACCCTTATCAACGTCAATATTGGCGTACATCAGCTGGTTGTATGCCCTATCAGCGAGAAAACTACCAATTGGGTAGTCTGTTTCAGGTACTTTTGGGGTAACTATAGAATGTTTTGATAATAGATCAGATCTTAATGAACCAGCTTGGTAAAAGTCTTTAAATTTAGGGTTCTGGCTCTGTACATCATCAATAATCGCAGCTGGAGACCTGTATGGTAGTGCGTTTGATATAAATTGCTGTAAATTTCTTCCAAATGTTGATTTCTGTCCTGTGTCCATATGTTTATTGTACTGTTATACCACTTACTCCCGCTACGTCTGTTGAAAATATACCATAACCAGCTGGGTTGATAGCAATAATGTCTACTGTACCTGTTGCAGTTAGAACTGGAAACGTAATTGTTAACGTATTATAGTTATTTATTGTATATGTTGTTATAGGAAACCCACTTACTTCAGGATAATAAGCTGTTAAAGCTGTAGTAGGGGTCATCGTAGTACTCACAGCAGTGAGTTCGTTATAAAAATTATAGGCTGAAAGAGTATAAGAAGCATCAAATATGTTAGTATTGTCTGATGCACTGAGCATTATACCATTGACACTAGTGAAACTATAACCCTCAAATGTCTTAATAGCAGAGAAACCACATAACAGAGTGGTTCTAAAGTCACCAGTAAATTGAGGCCTTCCAGAAATAGGTAAAGTATCGAAGGCCCCACTTACACTAGTTACACTAGTTAACTTAGAATTGTATTGAATAAACTTACTCATACTCAAAACCACTTACAGGTACGAATGTTTGATCAATCGTAAAGATGTTTGCTACGTTATTGTTTGCGTTCTTCTTGAATAGCCAGCCCTTAATAGTAAAACTTGTGTTTGCTGATATTCTATATGGCATAGTACCACTAACCTCTTTAGGGTAGTCTAAAGAAATATCACCCGACCATAAAACCTCAGATCTAATCTCTAAATCACTCGCTAAATTCTGAGAAGAAGGAACTTTCCAGCTTATAATAATATACGGATTATTGTATGGTATAAAATTACTAAGTATTTGATCCATGTCAGTTTGGAACCTAGTCAAAATATCCATACTAACACTAATATTAACTGGTATAGGAGTGGGAAAATGATTTGTATCAATATAACCACCACTAACGCTAGGGGCTTTAGAAATGTAAAATCCAGGTATCTTATTGAATACCCTCTCGTTATCTCGAGAAACCCCGGTCATAGATACTGCTACAACAGGTAGTTTTATATGCTGGTTCTTATTTACAAGATCGTGTATAACTCTCTCTTTAGGGGCATATAAAAAATTAGCTTGAATTCTAT